CTAAAAATTCTGTTGAATATACTAAATCGAATTTTTTTTCGAGTGTAAATGGTCCCTCTGTGAAATCGTGCAATAGAACATAATCTTTTTTTGGTAAATCTGGATCACCATCTATTCCAATAGCATATATTTTTTTGTAATTAGCGTATTCAACCATTCCAGCTGGGCCGCAACCAATATCTAATATTGATTTTATTTCATATTTTTCAGTAATGAAATCAAAAGCGCTTCTCACCATCGCTGTAAATCCAAAATGACCGCCTAAATGACTCATGTATATTTTCTTTCTATAATTTGTTTCCATTCTGGTACTCTATCATATTGATGTACGATTGAAAACGGTGTACCATCACTTGTGCATACCATGTCATCTTTTAAAATTGGAGATTTCTCGACCAATTTATTGGCATATTTTTCTGCGACCTGTAAACCTGTTGTTCCTAATTGAGCAGCATATCCATCTTCACTCATAGCAAAATTAGTAATATCTTTATATGGTTTCATATTCAATAATACATTAAGTGCAGCTTGATCTGGACCACCGCCTCCAGGAATTTGATGTGAAGTACTGTTTGATACCATAAAAATATTTAAGAAAAAATCAAGCATTGTGTTAAAATCACCTGAAATAGTTCCTGCATTAAAAATCAAATTGTCTTTATTCTGTTCGTAGATATATGGACCAAAAGATTGAAATAGGTTATTATTTCCCCATTCTTCATCAATATATTTTATTGATTCACATGCCACATTAATTTTTTTATCTTTTATATTATTTTCAAGCCAAGTAATTGGATTTGTTTGAAATACAACATCCTTCACATCAGTTGTAACAATATATCTGTATTGTCCTTGAAATTTTTTTAAGAAATACCAAAGATGTAAAAACCTCTCAACAACAATTGAGAAATTTTCTCTAAATTCAAATCTTTGTTTTTCTTCGTTGCGAGAAAATGCTAGAACGGTGTAATTTCTTTTTGAAAGTTCTTCGACTGTTGCAAAATCGATATTATAACAAATCATGGCTTTTACACCATCAAATCCACAATTATCTAATGAATTTACCCATGGTTTAATTTTTTCAAAATCATATCCAGTAATACAACCAATCACAATGTCTTTCATAATAACTCCAATTATTTTTTATATTCTTTAAATCCTAATATTTTAGATTGACCAGGAGTGTCCTTCATATAAGTTTTAAGTAACTCATCTGTACCCCATTGGCCAGCTCCAGATTTTGGTAAAATATCTGGACTAATTTTTTCATTTACACTTTTATGTAATTTTACACCAGTAACATTTTGTATATGTTTCCAAGCATTTTTTGTGTCTTTATTTTTTATAAAAACTTTTAATTTTTCTTTTTGATCTTTATTGGCTTTTTGGTAAAACTTAAACATTTCCATTGCACCAATATTACCAACATATGCTGCTTCATCTACTTTGCTTTTAAACATTAACCCCTCGTCAAAGTAAGAATTTTCTGTATCTGTGATTCTAAAATAGCTTTTCGGTTTGGCCATTTTATAATTGGTTGATCAGAAGTTTTAAGTAATTTTGTGAGAAAAGGCATGATAATTTTTTCGACTTGTTCAAGTCTTGCTTTATATTCTTCCACAGTTTCATCTTTTTCTGTAATAACAGCATTATACTCTTCTTCCGATATAGCAGAAAAACCAAAATCGTCATCATCATACTCTTCTATAATTTTATTTAAATCGTATGCCATTTATTTGTCCCAATTCTTTGCAGCATTAAAGTTTGCTTGACTGAACTCTAGGCGGTCAACTAACTTAACTGCATTACCTTTTAATCTATCTACCGCAACGAAACCTTCTGGTGCGGTAATTCTAAATCCGTTTTCTGTTTTTACAAATGTGCCAATTGATTTAACTGTTTCTAGTTTACGAACAATCATTAACTTGGCATCTACTAAAAAGTTTTGTAAATCAAATATAGCTCTCAATTGTGATGCATTTTGGCGAAAGAACCGCATGATTTCTGTTTTAGCGGCAATTCGTTTTCTCTTTGTTTCTTCTTTCTTTACATCAGCAATATCTTTATTTAGCTTTGCTTCAACCCAACGAATCAATTCTAATGTGTGCTGGTTTGTATTCGTAATCTTTTTACCTTCACGCACTTTTTGATTATTGAATGTTTTGATGTATGTTTTAATTACTTCATTGGTTGATATGCGATTTAAAGTTGCAGATGAAATGCTTTGAAATGTGCGGCCTGCCATTGAAAGAATCATTGTAAGTTGTTTTGTTTCTTCTTCTGTAAATGTGGCAGAACCAGAGGTGTCAACAAAAGAAGCATCACGAAACCAAACATCTTTTGTATGTGTAAGGCCACCGATATCCACATTAAATGACGCCTTCATATCTTGCATCTTTTTACCTGTATATGATGTATGAAACACCACACCAACCTGAGCATCTAGCATTGACTTGGCTAGTTTTGTGTCAGATGGTACCGCATATACAATTGTGTTTGGCATAAAAGTGATGTATGATTCATCACCAATTATTTCTTTTTTAATGTCACCTTTTGTAAACATCATATCACCTTGCAAAACACCTTTGATACCAAGTTTTGGTAGATAGCGTAATGCAACTTTTAATTTTTGATTAAGGCCTTCTGAAGGATGGTTTTCATCAATATCATTTTCTGTGTAATTTAATTTTGGGCTGACATTGAATACACCTTTAGTGCCAACAAAAAACTTACCATTTTCAGGATTATTACCTGCAAAAATAGCAGGAGCGCCATCCCATTTTGTCGTAACATTTATTTTGCTATCAGAGTTACCAGCTAGCATGTTGCGAAGTGATTGTAGAAAGTTGATAGCAGACTTGGCACCAGATACACCGAAGTTTAAAACTTCATCTTCAATGTGTTCAAGGTGAACATTCTTACCTTCTTTACCTTCTGTTAAGTATTCTGTGAAGTTCATTTTTTTATGCCACGGTATAACAATTTAAGTCCAACAAATGCACCTAATTTGCCTTTTGTTTTTTGTTTTCTAAATTCGGAATCACTTCGTATAGTCATTAATAAAGTTACTGTATCTCTGCCAGATGTAACATCAATGAACCATTCCTGAACAGAATTTGTATTTAAGTAAGCGTGAATCTTTGTTGCTCTAGGTAACATATCTACTAATGGGTCACCAGCCAACTGAAAGTTTGTTCTAATTGCTTTAACTAAAATCAATGGAACTTCTTCACCTTTCTTTTCTAATCTAAACTCTTGGTCAATCCATTGCTTAGTTGCTTTAATATCATTGTTAATAACTTCACATAACTTTTCACGACAAACTTTATTCATTACTCCATAAAGTCTATCGAATTCAGTTGGATCAGCCTCAAATAAATCCACCATTTTATCCATAATAATTGGATTTGGTTTCGTTGCTTCTTTTTTACCAACAGATACAAAGTAATTATCAGCATTAACAGATTTTGGTAATGAAGGAATTTTAGAATATACTTTAGTCCATAATTCTTTTTTTAATTCAGGCACTGCTCTTGGTGCTGATTTTAACCACATTGGTTTAGTTAATGTGGTTTTTACATAACTATTTAATTTTGGTTCAGCTGACTTTTCTGAACCAGCTTTCAAAGAAATGCCGGCACTTACAGGATATATTTTTTTATCTTTGAAAAAAATGAATACATCACCAGCATGATTAGAAGGAATACCTTTTGGTTTCTCTCTATATCCCCACATAACTTTTTCTATTGCTCTATTCTTATGTGTTCCAAATAAAAATTTCGTAATTGCATAAGCATTTTGAATTTTTTCTTTTTTCATATCTGGACGAATTCTGTCTTTTAGAACCACAAATTCTTTTCCAGCTTTAAGGTTACTATCCGTTACAAATGTTTTTTTAGAATTTGGTGACGATAAATTTAGTTTATTAATAAAATTTTCCAAATCTTCTGGTGTTTTTGGATTGAAATTGTTATTAAAACACAAAGCAGGAAACAACTCTGTAATAGTAGAGTTAACTGTTGTTTGTTGACCGCCTGTTAAATATTTTACAGCCATTAAATTCTCCAATTCATTTAGTAGGAGTATTTATCCTATCAC